TCAGGATAACGAGCACTCAACTTCTCATAGTTCATTTTCATAATCTCATCAAAGTTAGTATCAAGTGCCATACATGCTTGAGCAATATACCACATAATATCACCAAGTTCACGCTTCATATGGAAGACGCTTTCATCATTATATGGTTTACCCTGAAGGAAGATTTTCTTCACAACCTCAGTAAACTCACCTGCTTCAGCACTAATACCCAGAGCAGCAGTCAGAAGACGAGGAACATCAACATCAGATTCAACTTCAAGTTGACTAAGACGAGAAAGCAAGTCTGCATAGTTAGTGCTTGCAGGACTTGTGGTTTGGCGAACAAAGTCAATATACTTGTTGCTATCAATAACTTTTTTTTCAGTCATGGTAATTTGTAATAAATGGTTCTAGTTCAGTATCGGGAAGATATTGTTGTACAGGTATTTCTTGTCCTCCAATTTTAATGCTTGGGAGTTCAAGTTTTGATAGTTGAATATCAACTGTTTGAGAGTATTGGAGTCTGTTTGTTTTGTAAGTTCCTTTTCTATAATCTGCTAATTGTTTGGCATCAGATTCACTGCCACAATCAGCAATCTTTTTACCTCCACTATCAAATACCGTATAGTAAATCAAAACTTAAATCCCTCAAATGATTTTTTAGGTTTTCTTTCTTCAAAATCATACTCCTCTTCTTTGCCGTTGTCAAGAATGTCTTCTTGAGCAGATTGTTCACAGTCATACAAACGCATCTTTGCTCTATCAATACCAACCACAAAACGTTTATGAATAGTTGGATCGTTATATCGATTCTTTAACTGCTTCACAAGAATTTGTCCAAGCCCTTCAAGGTCATCAGTAGAAATAAGGGCAAACATAAGATCAGCAGTAGCAGGGAGGCCAAAGGATTCACTAGTATCAGTAAGTTCAACATCACTGCTACCATAACCAGAGCGAGTGGTCTGCGTGGCAGAAACGATAGGGACGTTTGCCTCAACAGCCAACCCTCGAAGTTCCTCAGCAATTGCTTTGATATAAGAATATGAATTGACAGCACTGTTTCCGCGATACCTGCTGGAAGCACATATATTAAGGTAATCAATGAAAATAATATCAGGACGGAATGACTTCTTAAGTGCAAGTTCATTAAGAAGTGACTTAAAGTGTCCACTGTGTGCTGATGCTGTAGGGTACTCTTTAATAATTAGGGTGCCTTGAGTCTTCTTTGCAAGATTGTTGACTTTGGTATCAAACATCTGCTTTGGAAGTTCAACTATTTCCTGAATAGGAACATTAAGAAGGTTGGCATCAATTCTTTCCGCAATTCGTTCCTCTGCCATCTCAAGTGTGATGTAGAGAACGTTCTTTCCTTGCAGTAAGACGGAACTAGCGACATGGCACATGAATAGGCTTTTTCCGACACCCGTACCAGCAAGAGCGATGTTGAGAGTTTTATTAGGCAAACCACCTTTTGTGATTTTGTTAAAGTATTCAAGATCGAAAGAGATTTTCTCCTCTTTTCTATGATATGTCTCGTAACGTGCTTCATAATCTAGAAGATAATCGTGTCCAATGTGAGTATCAAATGAAACAGAAAGAGCATCGGATAGAATACTAGGGATGCTATCACGATTTTTCTTTTCATCATTACCATCGGCAATATGAATAGATTCCATCAGAGCAAGATAAATTGCTCTATCTCTACACCACTTTTCAGTTGTGTCTACTAACCAATTAAATTCTGAAGGAACATCCTCAAGATAACTGATAATCTGAGTGATTTCCTTGAATGCATTATCATTAATATCTTGTCTCTTTTCTATTTCAATACAGAGAACTTCTTTTGTTGCAGGTTCATTATATTCCTGAACAAACTTCAATATCTCCTCAAAAATAATCTTTTGATGTGTATCCTCAAAGTAATCTTCTTTGATAAAAGGAACTACTTTACGGAGATATTCCTCATTAAAAAGAAGATTACGCAGAATCAGAATTTCAACTTTATCCATTTAAAATTTAATCAGTTTCCATAACTAAACTCTCGCTTAGCAATCTCATCAAGTTGTTCCATTACTTCTGGAGTGAAATAAACTTCGGGCTCTTTGAGAATTGCTTTAGCATAGACTTTTTTGCCGTCAATCTCGTAGCGTCCAGCGACGTTCTTCCAGATACCGCCAATCTCACCGAGTTCAAGAAGACCGTAATAACGATCAAGGCCACGCTCATCGTAATACAAACGTACCGTAACATCTTTGTTCTCCTTGCTCAGACGCGACTTAGCAGTCTTAGCTTTGATAAGATTGCCGACAATTTCTGTTCCGTCCTTTTCTTTCTTTTTGCTGAGATAAATGATTGTAGACGCTGCGTATTTGAGTCCGCTGCCTCCACCCATTTCTTTAGTTGGTACGTAAGCTCCGATAACATCGTAGGTGTGGTTGGTAACTATCATTGGAATGTTTGCTTGTCCCAACTTGAGTGTGAGCATACGGAATGCACCTTTGACTAATTGAGATTTAGTCATGTCACGAACTTGTTTGTCGTTCAGCGCATCAGTAATTTCTTTCTCTGTGGAAAGCATACCCAAAGAGTCTAGCACAAACATGCAAGGTTTGCGTTCTTCTAAGGGTTTCTTAAGGTATATATCTACTGCTTTGAGTGCTTTGCCACGAAACTCCTCAATTGTTACGACATTAACAACGACAAGACGAGAAGTGTCAATACCGCGAGACTCAATTAGAGATTTGGTAATAGCAGCCTCAGTGTCAAAATAGAGGCAATAACCATCAGGGTTGGAATCAAGGAAATTCTTAACCACAGCGAGAGAGAAGAAAGTCTTTCCAGTAGAAGACTCTCCAGCAATAGCAGTAATCTTATTCCCAGATACACCACCAAATACACTACCTGAAACCAGTGCGTTAAAAATGTACGAACCTGTGTCAACATATGTTTCAGTCTCATCAATGTCTGATGCAAGTTTGGTGAAGTCATCACCAATCTCTTTTACAATATCTTTAAGAAAATCCATCAAGCTACCATCCCGTATTGTTCACGAAGTATTTTTTTATAAGGCAAGTCTTGCTCACGCAATTCCTTTACCAGTTTAAGTTTTTGATACAGAGCAGTATCACCACCAAGAGCCATTGCATTCACGATAGTAGCAAGCTCTTTGTCATTAATAGGCAAATCCATTAAAAGAAAAACGATTCTAGGTTTACAGTTTTTTCGACATTCCAACCGATTGCATCCAAGATTGCCTTAAGTGGTTCTAAAAATGCTTTCTCAAATTGTAAGTCATAGTCAACGTACTTGTCAATTCCCAATTCCTTTGGAAATTCTTGAATGAAGGAAATGATATTTTCGTGAATGATATTTGGTTTTTTCAGATAGCAGAACTTAATTTTCTCACCATTCTGAATAAGAGAATACTTATTCGACAAATTTTTCTCTTTAATATAATGATTGAACAACAATGCACCACGAATATGAATTGGTGTTCCTTTTACATAAATGTCTGACGAAGACTTGTACTTAACAACATCAGACGCTGAACGAGGGAATGAAATATCTTCTGGGGGAAGGTTTTTAAATTCCTTACGACTCTTTTCGATAAAGTCAATTACATCATCTTCTGTTCCAGTCATAACCAGATTCAAAGCATTCTTAATCATCTTACGACATGGTGCAGGTGTAGATGATTTAACAGCTTCAATACCCATCATCTTCAGTTTGGGTTCCGAATATTGAACTCCTTCACTGTTCCAGACATTGAGAATGTATCGCTTCTTCGCAGTCCAAATACCACGATCAGCAATATTCTCACGCTTCATCTGCATCTTCTGATCATATGCCGATACATAGTCCGCAAGTTCCTGGTAAGATTGTTCAATGAACGGTTCAAACTTATCTTGACAGATCTTATCAAGAATTTTGACGATTGACTCTTTATCGTCAGACTTAGAAGCAAAAAATTTATCAACAAGAGGTCCAAGATTAAGATAAATCGAATCAGTATCTGATGCGACAACATAATCGACATCTTCTGTTTGCAAAAGATTATTTAGATATTGATTCATCTTACCCTCAATCCAACGGATAGAGACTTGTCCAGAAAGAGTAATAGCCTCTGCATTTGCTAGTTTGTAATACCTGAAGTATTGATTGCCAATAGCACCATAAGCAGAGTTAAGAGAAATCTTTTTCGCCATTTGAATGTTGTTACAACGGGCGATTTCTTTTTCTAGTGCTTTAGTCGGAGTCTTCTCATACTGCTGTTTTGCTGCAAGCATTTTCTTCTTGAAGATAACCCTATCGCCATACATCTTCTCCATCAATTCTGGAAGGAATCCACGGACATCTTTGCGGAACATTGCACCATTAGCACAGATTGCATTATCCTTATACAACACAAAACTAAGTTCCTCATTCAGAATCTTATCTACTGTCACCGTAGGGTGCCTTTCATCAAGAAGAGTTTCTGGAGAAATGTTGTATTGCATGATGAGGTGTGGGTATAGAGAGTTCAAGTCAAAGCTCACAACCCAATCATACTTGCCAGGAATAGGTTCTTTAACATATGCACCAGCATACTTTTCATTCTTATCAGAACGAACTTTAGGAGGAATAACAATGTTTCTCTTCTTCAAGTAGTTGTAGATAATATTGTCCCACATTCTTACTTGATAGAACACGTCAACATAATTCACCTTGGCATCATAAGCCATGGTGAGAGCGAGTTCAATCAGTTTCATCTTGTCTTCTAGGCGATCGACAAGTTCCACGTCAACGATGTTATATTCAATAAACTTTTGCCAACCTTGAGTATAGAAGTCCTTAAAGGTATCAAACTCAGAGTGATCGAGTTTCTTCTGTCCAAGTTCTACTTCAGCAATATAATCAAGACGATATGATTCTTGTGCTTTATAAGTAAACTTCTTATAAAGATTAAGATAGTCAAGTTGAGTCACACCACCAACATCAAAGGTTGTGTGTCTACGTCCTTTAACAAAGGCTTCACCCTCACTTACAAGTCCCCAAGGAGAGAAACGTTTCATCAGTTTCTCACCAAGAACCCTATTGAGTCTCTTGCAGATATAAGGAATATCATACATCTCAATGTTCCAACCAGTAATCACATCTGGAACATCAACCATCCAATAGTTAATGAAGTGATTGAGAAGTTCATACTCACTTGGGCAGTGATGATAGGTTACATTACTCTGTTTATTATTAAAGGGTTTAACTCCCCAAGTAATAATCTTCTTTGTAGTGTAGTCCTGAATAGTAATGGCAAGGATTTCTTCTGAACAAGATTCAACATCAGGGAATCCTTGCTCAGAAGCAACCTCAATATCAAGAGTGACTAGTTTGATTTGACTAATATCAAACTTGATTTCATCTTCTGGATACTTCTCAGAAATATATTGATAGATGTACCTATCGTTTCCGTAAATGGCAAAGCCATCTACCTCATCATATTTCTTGTAGAACTCCCGACAATCCCGAACAGTTCCAGGATTAACTTCTTCTACAGATTCACCATTTAGCGTTTTATACTTAGATTCTTTTTTTGTCTTTACATACAAAGTGGGAAAAAATTCATCACGATGTTCATACCTTTTCCCATTATCAACCCCCCGAACGAGGAACTGATTGCCAATCAATTGAACATTAGTGTAAAAACGCATTACTTAATCAAGTCCTGATATTTTTCAAGTAGGGTGGGCATAGGATCTGCAAGAGTTATAATCTTGTCAGAGCTCATCATAAATGTATCTTGCTTTGTGTATTCTAGCAAGAATGGTTCCAGGGTGCTTCTATCTTTAATTACAAAAGGATTTATCAGTTTACAATCAGGTTCTCCAATATCAGCACCAACTTCTTCAATCTGACTGATTAGAATCTGATTGTTCGTCAGAACCAGAACTTTGATTATCTTGTCCATACGTTAAAACATCCTCAATGTACATTTGTTTTAGTTTTTCTTTTGGTTCAACCATAGTTACCAACCAATCGGCAGGAACGGGAATGGTTTTATCTGAAGTGAGTGGCATCCATGGAAACAAAGATACCTTAAATGAAGATTTTTGCTCTGCTTCAACTTCTTCAGTCAAAACCTGAGAATCTCTGAGTTTAACAATACATGGTTTGTGAAGGAAATATCCAACTACTCTTTTATCTTCACCCTCACCAGAAGCCATTTCTGCAACATCGGCAATAATGTCTTCACCAGATTTCAGTAATACAAGTTTGATTGTCATAGAATACATTAACCTCCATTTATTCTACCAATAAAAAAGAGGGGCGTCAACTGGATTTTGCCAGTTGCCCCTCGTGGCATAGCGCCGACGATATTCGTTATTATTTAGAGATAATCCTTACGGGCATGATGCTCTGGAACTATTTTTCCGAGGACGATTCTGAGGAGTCCGTCTTCGAAGGTGACTTCCCGTACTTCTGTGTCGTCGGATAAAGTCCACGCTCGTTGAAAACTTCTTTGAGCCAATCCCTTGTGGACAAACGTCTTTTCGGATTCGGTGTCCTCCCGTTGCCCCTCGACAAAAAGTTTTCCATACTCCGTGAAGACAT